AGCATTCAGGGCGGCGCCGTTGGAATTGCAGCGGCTATGCAGAACCTTGGAGGTTTGTTCAGCGGGAAAAAGAAAACGGCACAGGCTGCTGCGAATAGCGTGTTTTCCACAGTGCGCACCGGAGCAAACAGTGGAACAACGGTGCTCGGAATGGCTAAGTCCGGGATAGCAAATAGCGCGGTAGGGCAGTATTTCGGAGGCATCCGTACAGCCGCAAAGGGGGTTGCCAACACTGCGATTGGAGGAGGAATCCTCAATGGAGTGAAAGCCACCGGCGGCGTGAGCAAGGAAATCCTTGCCGGAATTGCAGGCCCGGAGGGGCTGGGGCTCACCACCCTTGCAAACGGCGTTCTGGGGTTTGCGAGAAGCGGAGCTGGCGCACTGACCAACCGGGCGGGAAATGCGGCGACCATCATCGCCAACAGTGGCGTAGGACGCACAGCGGGCGGTCTGGCTACCGCTGCCGGTGGAATCGCCGGAAAGGTGGCCGGGGTAGGGTCTGGTGTGTTAGGTGCACTTGGCAGTTTCGCTAGTGCAGGAACCGGGCTTCTTGGAAGTGTATGGGGACCCGTGGCCGGTGGCTTTGCCAGCCTCTTTACTGGTGCTGCACCGGTCATTGCGGCAATCTCCGGTATCATTGCCGTGGTCAGCATTCTGGGCGATCACCTGGAAGATATCCGCACAATCGTCGGAAATGTGTTCGGAGATACTGGCCTTGCAGTTTTCGATGGATTCATCGGCAAGCTGCAAATGGTTGGGGATTTCGTGACGGGGCTGTTTGCGGATGGGGGCGTTGCAAGCGCCTTGGCACCGGTACAAAATGCTATTACGAATATGTTTGGCGCAGATGCGGGCGCAGCTTTCGGCGGATTAACGACGGTGCTGCAATCCGTTATGGGGGTGGTCGAACAGATCGTGACCTTCTCAACCGGGACCGTCAAGCCCATTATCCAGAATGTGTTCAGCTTTATCACTGAAACGGTGATGCCGGTCATTCTGCAAACCTTTACCGCTGCTGCGCCAACGATTGCGGCCATTATTTCCAATATTGGCACAGCGGTCATGACCGGAATGCAGATCATTGGCAGCGCCATTCGGACCGTGATGCCCATTGTTCAGGGGATTATATCCGCCATAATGACGGTGGGCAGCGTTGCCATTCCTGCGGTGCTGGCTGGATTCCAAGTGTTCAGCGAAGGAATCAACTCCATAATGACTTCTATCCAAGGCATTTTCCAGGGCTTGATCACGTTTATTACCGGAGTGTTTACCGGTAACTGGTCGGCTGCCTGGGAGGGAGTAAAACAGATTTTTGGAAATGCTTTTGCGGCACTGGTTGACCTCTGCAAAACACCGATCAATGCAGTTATCGCCCTGATCAACAAAGCGGTCGATGGAATTAACAGCTTGTTTGGTGGAGGAATTACGATTCCAGACTGGGTGCCGGAGGCGTTCGGCGGAGGAAAAACTTTCTCGTTGAGTTTGCCGCATCTGCCCATGCTTGCGAACGGTGGATTCACCAACGGCACCAGCATCGCGGGTGAAGCGGGGACCGAGGCGGTTATCTCGTTCCGCAGTGGTGTGCGAAATAGCAACATTGCCACATGGATGCAAGCGGGCCAAATGCTCGGAGTTTCCGCGCGGCAGGCGATTGCAGCGGCCGGCAGTGGCAGCTTTGCAGAGCTGAAAGCTCTTGCGGGAACAAACGAGGTTGAGCTAAAGGAAATTGGCGGCGGAGATAAAGGCAATAACCCTGATACGGGCGATGGCAATAATGCGCCCGGGCAATTTGTTTTTGCCCCTCAGATCACCGTGCAGGGTAATGCGGACCGCGCCATGATGGAAAGCGTAATGGCTGACATGAAGCAGCAGTTTGAAGCCTGGTATGAACAGATGCAGCGCCGCCGCGTGCGGACTGCTTATTGAGGTGCTGAAAATGGCATATACGACCAAAAGTGGCGATACATGGGACACCATCGCCAAAGAGGTTTACGGAAGCGAATACCATGCCGATGTATTGATGGCGGCCAATCCTCAGCAGATCAACACATTTTCCTTCGGCGCCGGGGTGGTACTTACCACCCCGGATTTGGAGGAGGAGCGTAACGGGTTACTGCCCCCGTGGAAATTCGAGGCGAACTATGAATAACGGCAGACGGGTAGAACTCCAAGTCACTTACGACAATTCGCCGTTTGGGGGAGCGGTAGGCGCAGACATCGAGAGCCTGACCTATGTTGACAATGCCGCGGACAATAGCGACAGCATCGACATTACCCTGGATGCACACGACGAAAAATGGCTGAACGGCTGGATGCCGGAGAAGGGGGCGACCCTTCGGCCGCGTATTATCGGGCACGATTGGAACGGGCCTGGTGATAGCCATGTTATGGAGTGCGGCCTTTTTGTGGTGGATGATATATCTCTGCAAGGGGCCAGCCCCATGACGTTGCAGATCGGCGGTGTAAGCAAGCCGAGCGACACCAATTTCAGCGAGCTGGAAAGGGAGGTTGTTTGGAAGAACACCTCTATCAAAAGAATTGGAGAAACGATTGCTGCCAGGTACGGCCTGGGCTTTTCCTACGATGCGGACGACTACGACATCGAGTGCGACGAGCAGGACGGAACAGACAGCAGCTACTACAACCAGTTGTGCAAAAACTACGGCCTCACCCTGAAAGTCTACGCCATGCGGCTTTGGGTATATGACCGTGAACGCTACAAGAGCAAACGGGCGGTGCAGGACTTTGACCGCACCAATATCGTGCCCGGGAGCCTGAGCTACAACACGACCCTTTCCGGCACCTTCACGGGCGGGTATTTCAACTACACCGACCCGGACAAGGACATTGATATTGTGTGCAGCGTGGGCGGCGGCACCCACACCAAAAGCGTGAACCGCAGGGCTACCAGCGTGTACGATGCCAGCGTTCAACTGTGCGCAGAAATCAACAACGCGAACCACGGCACCATCAAGCTGAAATTCTCAGTAATGGGAAATTTCATTGTCGCTGCCGGAAACAATGTGCGGCTTACCGGATATGGGCAGGGGCTCACCGGTGGAATCAATGGCAAATATTTTGTTGACAAGGTGACGCACAAATACTCCAAGAAGAGCGGGTTCACCACCGACTTTGAATGTAGCGGCATTCGGGACCCGTTCCATTATTGGGACGTTGGCGGCACCATCGAATACCACCAGAGCGAAGAAGGCAGCACGGAAAACTACGACAGCACCTATGCGACCACCAGCCCGGCGGCCAACGCTGCCAGTGCGGCGGCCGGGGCTACGGCCGGGGCGGCTGTACAGCTGACCAATGCGCCTTTCTATTACACCAGCGTGGCGGCGTCGCCAAGCTGCTACAAGAGCGGCACGTTCTATTTCTACGATGGAATCCTGGTAAACGGGAGATATCGTATCACGAATACGGCAGCCCGCTGCGGCAAATTGCCTGTGGGGCAAAATGTCACCGGATGGGTGCCGGCAAGCTACTGCAACGGCGGCGGCATAACCACCAACTAGGCAGGTGATACAATGGCAAGCACAAATCGCACCGGGCGGGTAAGCTCTATTGATTACGCTGCCGGAACATACGAAGTGACCTATTTCGACCGCGGGCAGAGCGTGACCAGGAAAATCAATGCGATGTCCAATGGCGAATACAAGATGCCCAACATCGGCCAGATCGTCAGCGTGAGCCACAATTCCAACGGCACTGCCGCTGGCACTACCACCGGCACCGTCTGGAACGCCACCAATAAACCGGCGGAAGGATATAAGGGGTTGTACCGCAGGGAATACGGCAGCCGTCAAGGCAAGGCGTATGACCGGTACGACGAGAACACGGGCGTTTACACGCAGTTCGTTGACAAGCGCACCGGGCGAAACTGCAACGGCGAGATTTACGACGAGGCAAAGGGCCCGGCTTCTCTGGTTGCGGGAGGGCAAGTCCAGATAAAGAGCAGCGGTGCGAGTGTAAGCGTCCAGGCCGAGGCTGGTGTGGGCGTTGTTGCTGGAACGACTGTGAGCCTGGAAGCGGGCTCGTACATGAGCCTGGAAGCATCCAGCACCATGAGTATCTCGGCGGGCGGTGGGTTCAAAATGGACATCACCGGCGATTCGGAGGAGAAACGCGAGGGTGACTGCAAGGCAGAATACAAAGGCGATATCGAGGTTTCGGTTGAGGGCGATATCAAGGAAACTGTGGAGGGCAATGTTGAAAAGACGCTCACCGGCGATCTGACTGCGATCATCGAAGGCATGGTGACAAAAACAGTGACCGGAGATGTTACGCTCAATATCAATGGGGCGACCATTACCATCAGCACTGCCGGGGATATCACCATATCCAGCCCGACCAAGATTGAAATGCAGGCGCCCAACCTGAACATGGAAGGCGCTGCTGGCGATGTGAAAATTCAAAGCATCAGCCTGCTACAGCATAAGCACGTCTGCGCAGCCCCCGGAGAGAAAAGCGGCATAGCGGAAACCTAAAGGAGGAAGTATGGCTGTAGGAACTTTTATGGGCATGGTGTTTACCGTGAGCCAACAGAAATTGCTTACACCCAGCAATTTCAAAGGGAGCACCGGCAGCGATTGGGCAACGCATGATGTCGTCGGCGGTAAATCGCGCAGCGAGTGGACCGGCCCAAAACTGAAAAGCTACTCCTTCGACCTGCTTTTACGGGCGCAGGACGGGGTGCCGCCGCGTACCACGCTGAGTGTTTTACAGCAACGAGCTGAAAGCTGCGCCACGGATTATTTCATCATTGGCGGCCGCCCTTTGTCGTCGTTCCCATTCAAGATCACGGACATAAGCGAGGAATGGGGAGCGGTGCTTGCGGGAGGCGAGATGATCGAGTGCAAGGTCAGTCTGACCGTAGAGGAATATCTGTAGGAGGTTCGCCATGGTTTTGATGGATGAAGCGACAATCGAAATTGAAGCCGGCGGCGCCGATGATACTGTAGAGGAAGAGGTTTACCGGAATTTGCAAATCCTTTATGGAACGCACACCGGGGAACAGGCGTTAGACCGGGAGTTTGGGATTGATGCGAACATTACCGACTATCCTCAAATGAGCGCCCAGGCGCTCCTTGCTGCGGAAATAGTCAGCAAGACGCAGAAATACGAACCCCGCGCCCAGGTCGTCCGTGTTGAGTGGATGGCAAGCAAGGTCGTGGAAGGAAACATGGTGCCGAAGGTGGTGATCAAGATTGTCTAATATCAGCGAATTGGCAAGTGTGCCCGATATCAGCTTTATTGGGTACATGACGCTGCAAGAAACGGAAGAGCAGCTGCGCGCCGAGTATACCCGCATTTACCGCGAGCAAACCGGGAAAGAGCTGACCATGGGGGATGCAGACCCGAAGAATCTGCTGATCAAGGCGTTTGCACTGATCGAATACCAAACCATGCAGTATGTCGATGCGAAGGGACGCGCAGAACTTTTGAAAACCAGCACGGGGGAATCCCTTGATGCGCTGGTCGCCCTCCTTGGCTTGACCCGGCAGGCCGCTCAAAGGGCCACGGCAAAAGAGCGGTTTTCCCTCGCTGAGGCACGAAAAGAAACTGTGGCTGTCCCGGCGGGCACCCGCGTGAAAACACAGGGGGGCAGGTATTTTAACACCCTGAGCTATACCGAAATACCGCCCGGCGACCTGTATGTTGAAACTATGATTCAGGCCGAGGAAGGCGGAACCGAAAGCGACGGAATCCAGATCGGGGAAATCAATGTGTTGGTTGACCCTATCCCGTACATTGCCGCAGTCGAAAATGTATCAGAAAGCACCGGCGGCCTCGACACCGAAAGCGACGACAGCCTGACAGAACGTGCATTCCTGGCCCCGAGCCGATTCAGTTGTGCCGGCCCGCGTGATGCCTATGAGTATTATGTGCGCGCCTGGCGCAGTGATGTGGGAGATGTGCAGATCGTCAGCCCGGAACCTTGCACCATTGCAATTTACTTTGTCATGGAGGATGGACGGCTACCCAATGAACCGGAACGCGAATCCCTGAAAGAATATATCAGCGGTGAAACCCTTCGGCCGCTGTGCGACAAGGTGGTTTGCGTGGAGCCGGCCGAGGTCGAGTATCGAATCGAGCTGACCTATTGGATTGGAGAAAGCGATCAAAAAAGCGCGGGCTCCATACAGGAAAGGGTCAACGCTGCGGTCCAGGGGTATCAGGAGTGGCAGCGACATCTTGGACGTGACATCAACCCCACGGAACTGATTGCAAAAATCAGGGAAGCGGGCGCAAAACGGGTAAAGTTGATCGCCCCGGCGGATGCAACGGTGGAGAAAACAGAGCTGCCTAAGTGCACGGAGGCGGAAGTAACCTATGGAGGGCTCGAAGATGATTAAAAGCCTGCCGGATGCCCGTGTCGTGGACGTGCTCCCCCGCGTTGTTGCCGGACAGGATTGGGTTGCCGCACTGTCCGATGCGGTGAATCTGATACACCGCAGGACCATGCAGTATGTGGACGGCAGTCAAATATACACCAATATCGGTAACGCCAGAGAAGAAGTGCTTGACGCGCTGGCAATAAACTGGAAGATCGACTGGTATGATACGGACTACGCAATCGAACAAAAGCGCCGTATCATACAAACTGCGCTGACAGTACGCCGATTGATGGGCACTGTGCACGCGGTTAAGTTGCAGATTGATGCGATCTTTCCGGGAACCGAACTGGAAGAATGGTTCAACTACGATGGCGAACCAGGCACTTTTCGGCTTTACCTGAATGTGACGGAAACCACACCGTCAAACCCAGCAAAAATCTACAGTGCAAACGAGATCGAACGGCGGCTGATCACGGCAAAGCGGTGGAGTGCACACCTCGAAAGCATGAGTTACATGATCAAGCGAGGAATCGCCATCAGAGCGGGCGCAGAGGCATGGGCAATAAAGCCGCCTGTCTGCGGGACGATCTATTGCGGTACTTACTGGATGCCCTCCACACTGGGAAGAACTGAAAGCCACTCCATTGTAGTGGCGCCGAAGGCCGAGGGCTTCGCCGTGCAACCGAAGTTTGCGGGAACATTGCCGGTGCCGTCTACGGTTGGCTATTCCGTATGCGGGAAAATGGTCTGCGCAGGTGTATCGGACGCATTCGTAGGAAGCCCGGAATTTGCCGGGACCCTGCCGGGGGACAGGGAGAAGATGCAAAACCCGAACCTTATGTACCAAGGGACAAAGGGGTATTCGGTAAATGCAAAAATCCTCAGCGGGCGGGAATCCGCTGCGGATGGTGTATTCGTTGCGCCGCCTCAAAGCGGGAACGACCGCTGCGGGACGTTGCCATAAAGAAGAAAGGAGGGAAATCTGCATGGCGTTTTTTACCGAAAATTTTCTGAAAGCGCGCCGTGAAGAATTGCTGAGGAGCGTTGACCGGTTTCAATACCAGCTCAATAACGGGACTTGGCGTGACGGAACGGTGAACAGCAAACAGATCGTTGGCACGGATGTGCTCGTGTTCGTGAATGTGCCCAGTTCTGGTGCCGCTGACGTGATCACGGGCGTGCGTGTGTATGATCAGTACGGCGCACTGGCAGGACAGCAGTCGATTAGTTTGAGCCGAACCAGCCTGAACACCGCACTGCTACGGTTCACTTTCCCGCTTATTGAAGCGGACGCTAACTGAGTAAGGAGGATAACCCGTGGCATACAAACGGACCTATTGGGTTGATCATGTAACAGATCAGCATGGAGCTGTAATCCAGCAAGGAACCTTGATGGACCAGGCACATTTCAACAACATGGAGCTTGGCATCAGTGACGTGGGCCTTGCCGTCGCTATCTTTCAGTTCCAAAAGATTCAGGACAACTACAACCAGGTGGTCGAACTCCACGAAGTCACACTGGAAATGGCCGCCGGCCAGAAATGGCCGTTCAACAACCAGCCTACGACCGTGGCGCTGAAACAGATGCGCGAGAGCATCAATTACAGCGTGGACGTTGCTGTACTGGACTATTCCGGTGGGCGCCTGGGGCACATCCAGATCACAGACCGCGCAAGGAATGGTTTCAAAATCGTACATGACGGCAGCGCGACTACCGTTAAAGTTCAGATTCGGGTATCGGGCGGCATGACTGACCCGATGCCGAAAAGCTAAGGAGGACGCCAAATGAAAATCGTCGAAATGAACGAGGGCAAGAAGATCGACTACAGCCTGACCGGCACCCGGCTGGATTTTGCGAACGGTGCGCTGACCATCGACCTGGCCCGCTATCAGCAGGACGACCCTGTGACCCGGGACATCATGGTGGACAGCGAAGGTTTCCTGACCACCGGGCGCGGCTTGTACTATGCAGCGCAGGTGGAAATCCCTGCCTGCGAGTATGAGGAAACCGTCGTGCCGGTGGAAGAGGCGGAAACCATGAACGAAGATGGCGAAGGAACCATGGCTGAGGGCGTGACCCGCACCCCGCTGCCCTTGAACACGGACAACGTGACGCTGCGCCTTTTTGCCATTGACGGCATTATGGTTCGATAAAGGAGGAACAAGGAACATGGCGAATTTTGATATGGCCGAACTGGCCCTGAAAAGCGTTTGCCCCAGCAATGCGATGAAGTACGACGACAAGGAAATGCCCAGCGTGATGGTGTACATTCCCAAGTTCCGCCTGTGTGATGTGCTGTCCACCGAGGACACCAGCGTGCATCCCGCTTTTCGCGTCAATGGCGAGGAGATCGACGGTTTCTGGGTAGGCAAGTACCAGACGATTCACCACAACGGCCGCGCATACAGCCTGCCCGGGGAGGACCCGGCAAACTATGTGACGCTGGATACCGTAGTGAACTACAATCGCGCGAAGGGCGATAAGTTCCACGAGATCACCAACGCTGAGTGGGCTGCCATTGCTCTGTGGTGCCACAAGAATGGCACTGAGCCCAAAGGCAACAACAACTACGGCAAGGATGCCAGCGAGACCCTGTACCGCGCTATCCCGACCTCTGTTGACAGCAGCGCAGGCGGAAAGACTGCTCGCGTTGCAACCGGCACCGGCCCTGTGACTTGGAGCCACGACGGCACCGTGGAAGGCATCTGGGACCTGAACGGCAATGTGTGGGAGTGGTGTACCGGTCTGCGGTTGGTCAATGGCGAAGTTCAGATCATCAAGGACAACGATGCGTCCGAACCCACCTGCGACCTGTCTGCCAGCAGCGCCGCTTGGAAGGCTATCAAAGCGGACACCGGCGAGCTGGTGACCCCCGACGGTAGCGGCACCACCGCCGGCACTGTGAAGCTGGACTATGTGAGCAGCAAGTGGAAGTATGTGACCACCATCACCAGTTCCGCTGATTCTTCCCGTAACTGCGCTTTCAAGGACATCACCTGCGATGCTGGCGTGGGCGAGGCTACCAAGCTGCTGTTGCAGGCGCTTGCATTGCTGCCCGATACTGAACTGGTCCAGGAGGGCGTGATCGACGCCACTTATGGCGGCGATAATTTTTGGGCGAACAATGCACAGGCGGAGCGGTGCCTCTGTCGTGGCGGCAACTGGGACAGCGGGTCCAGCGCCGGGGTGTTCAGCGCGTACATGGGCAACCCGCGGTCGTACTCCAACAGCAGCGTCGGTGGCCGTTCCGCTTTGATCGAATAACTGTACACTGCGCCCCGGGACACTGAACGCCGAGCGATAGCGAGGCGATAACCCCGACGGGCAAATGGTTGCGCAACTGCGCGGGCGGGAATGGGGAATATTCAAGAGAGGGAGGCGAACCAACTTGCAGAGCGATATGCCGCCGGAGAGCAGCTATCAGCCGTTTCGGCTGAAAGAAAAGATCGGTGAGATGATGCGGTATGGCCGCCCGCTGACCAAGGGTTTCAGCAGGCGGGACCGCGATCTTGCGGATGATCTGCGAACGTCCATGCTCAAAATGTATCACCTTTCGGTCGAGTTGGAGAAGAAGTATTACAGAAAGACCACTGCACAAGAGCTGGATGTGGAACTGGAATGGCTTCGGAATCTGGTCAGAATGGCGGCCGACAAGGAGCTTTGCGGGGCGAAGTTTGCCCCACCGCTCTCTATGCACCAGTATGAAACCTGGGCAAGATATAACGCGGAAATCGGACGCTTGCTTGGAAAATACATACAGTCGCTTTCCGGCAAGTGACGTTTTCTTGGGGACCGGGCCATCACGGTGCCTCTATCGTGGCGGCAACTGGAACAACGGGTCCAACGCCGGGGTGTTCAACGCGAACATGAACAACCCGCGGTCGAACTCCAACAACAACATCGGTGGCCGTTCCGCTTTTCGTCTGTATCGCCCACTGTGGCGGCGGTTCTGCGCCGGACAAGAGGGTTACGCCTTACGGGGTATAATCGGCGCGCAGACTAAAAGGGGCCCAGTTCCCTTCCCGGTTTCCGGGAAAAAATGTGTATTGCCGCGAAGGCGGAAACGTCACGCGCGGCCATGGAGAATTTATGCAGGTTATAGAAAACGCATGGGGCGAAATATGCAAGTTTGAAAAGCTGCTTGAAGCGGACAGGAATGCCAGAAAGAGTAAACGATACAGGCCCGAAGTCATGGCTTTCACCGCGCATTTGGAAGATAACCTCTTTGCCATACAAAGAGGCATGACGACCGGCGAGTATAAGTTGGGGCCGTACCGGAAGCTATGGGTTTATGTGCCCAAGAGGCGGCTGGTGATGGCTCTCGATTACCCGGACCGTATCGTGCAATGGAGCCTGTACCAGTATTTGAATCCTGTGTTCGATAAGCTGTTCATTGAAGATTCCTATGCTTGCCGCAAGGGCAAGGGTAGCCACCGGGCAGCCAAACGCCTGCAATACTGGATGCGCCAGGTGAACAGAAAGCCGGGCCCTGAATGGTATTGCCTGAAACTGGACATCTCGAAATACTTCTACCGCGTAGACCACGAAGTGCTGCTGGATATACTCGGTCACCGGGTAAAAGACCCGGAAATGATGGAGTTCATCAAAGGGGTAGTAAACAGCAGGGCGGAGCCTTTTGGGCTGCCGCGGGGAAAATCGCCGGAAGATACACCGGTGAATGAGTGGAGGTATGATGTAGGGATGCCCATAGGCAACTTGACATCACAGCTCTTTGCGAATAGATCGGAAGAGCACACGTCTGAACTCCA